CCGATCCCGGGCCCGTTCTCAATTGAGTTCACCCTGACCCAAACCGGCGGGACAGGGCGCGCCTTCCCGTGGGCGATTTATTCCTATTAGGAGTGTGAGCAATGTCGAAATCAGTGCATGATGATGTGCTCGATGGGGCGCTGAACATCGTCAAAAACAACGTCACGACGATGACCATGTGTTCTGTCGCGCCGACCACGCGCACCGAGGCCATCACGACCTACGCCCTGGCAGATGTGGCCGTTGGCAGTAGCGATGTGACGGCAGCCAACGGCGACACATCGGGCCGGAAGATGACCGTGGCGGCCAAGACCGGCGTGACCGTGGATGCGACCGGCATGGGCACCCATATCGCGCTCGTGGATGGCACGCGGTTGCTGTTTGTGACCGAGGCCAACACCGTGAGGCAGAACACGGCCCAGGCGGGCGGCGCAAGCACGATCACGCTCGACGCGAGCGCCTCGGCAGTGGACAGCTTCTACAACAACATGGCCGTGACCATCGTTTCGGGCGTTGGGATCGGGCAGACGCGGTACATCTCCGGCTATGTTGGCTCGACGAAGGTCGCCACGGTGGGCAGCGCGTGGTCGGTGACGCCTGACAACACCAGCGTGTTTCGCATCTATGGCCAGCAGCTCACCGCGGGCGGCGGGAACACCATCGACTTCGCGGCGTGGGATTACGAACTAGCTGACCCGTCCTAGCGGACTCGCCTTCTGACTCATGAGCACAATTCTCAGGCTGTGGACACCGGCAGTCATTGCCACGGTTGCCGGCGTGTCAGTGTCGCCGGTCGATGCAGCCAGCACGACCCTGGCCGATGCCGTCACTATCTCCCAGGCGCATCACGTCGCGCCGGTGGACGGCCTGAGTGCCGGCGCCGCCGATGCCGTATCGGTAGTGCAGCATCACGCGACAGCGCCCACTGATGCCCTGAGTGGTTCGGCAGTCGATGCTGTCGCCGTCGCGCAAGCCCATCACGCCGCGCCGGTCGACGGGCTGTCGTCTACGGCCGCCGAAGCGGTCTCGGTCACGCAGGTATCCCAGGTCGGGCCGGTTGATGCCACAAGCACAAGCGTGGCCGATGCCATCACAGTGACGCAGGCGCATCAAGTGACGCCTGTCGACGCAATGAGCGCAACCACTGCGGACGCGGTGACGGTTACGGAGATCGCCGCCGGGACCATCGCGCCGGTGGATGCCACGACGGCGGGAGCGGCCGAAACAGTCACGGTCACGCAGACGTATGGCGTGAGCGGAGTCGACGCAACTTCGCTCACGACTGCCGATGCGGTCACGGTCATAGTTCCGACCGTCTCCAACGTTGCGCCGGTAGATGGTTTGAGCCGGACTGCGGCGGACGCGGTGACGGTGACTGTGTCCAGCGGGCGGCTGACCTCGGCGACGGCCACAGTCACTCAATGGACGCTCACGGCCACGGTCACGCAGGCCACGCGCAGGGCGACGGTGACGCAGCGGACGTACACGGCGGAGGTGACGATCAATGGCTGAGCTCAATATGCACCGGGGCGATACGCTGTCGTTCGATCTGGCGGTCACGGATGGGGTCGGCGCGCCGGTCAATCTGGCAGGCGCGAGCCTGCGCTTCACGGCCAAGCGATCGACGAGCCAGGCCGACAGCGCGGCGCTGATCGCGCTGACGATTGGCGACGGCATCACGGTGACGGACGCGGCCGGCGGACTCGCCCACGTCGAGGCGACGCCGGCGAAGACGAGCGGGTTGGAGGCAGCGACGCTATCGCTGACCTGGGACGAGCAACTAACCACCGGGACGCAGGTATTCACAGTGGCCAGCGGCTATCTGACGGTGATGCCAGACGTGTCGCTGACCGTGCCATAGGATGGGCCATCGGATGGCGCCATAGGAGGATCATGGAACCAGGTATTTCCACGGACATGCCCGCCGGCGAGCCGGTCGAACTCGTCGATGGACAGTGGCAGCCGGGCGTCTGGAATGAGCTGCAGCAACTGACCTGCGTGCAGTGCAAATGGGACACGCTCGACGGGATCGAGGCGGCGCGCGCGCACAAGGCCGCGTGCCCACGATGCGGGCCGGGCGGATCTCCGCCCGCGTCGCCCAGCGGGATATTGATCGCGGATCGCTGGGGCAACCCAGTCAACACCAACACGGAGGGCAAATAAATGCCAAGACAAACACTGACGAAGACAGCCGCGCCGGGCAACTGGGCAGCCGCCGGCGTGGCGGTGACGATGACGGCCGCCAACCCAACCGACAAGGAACAGTTCGTCGCGCAGGGCAAGGACTTGCTGCTGGTGCAGAACACCGACTCGGGCGCGCATACATTCACGCTCAATTCGACGGCGGACCCGTATGGCCGGACGAAGGACATCACGACGGAGTCGGTCGCGGCGGGCGCGATACGAGTGCTCGGCCCGCTAGAGCTGACGGGGTGGGTGCAGAGCGACGGGAAAATCTACCTGGAGGCCAACAGCGCCCTGATCAAGTTCGGAGTCATTACGCTGCCGGGTTGAGCCTGGCAGGCACATGCAGACGGAGGTATGAGACATGGCACTCAGTGCATTCGGTACGTTGTTGAAAATCGGTGACGGCGCGGGGCCGGAGGTGTTCACCACGGTCGCCGAGGTCAAGGCGATCGGCGGGCCGACGATCAAGGTGGACACGGTCGACCTGACCACGCACAGTTCGACGGGCGCCTGGCGCGAGTTCATGCCGACCCTGATCGACGCCGGCGAGTTGACGTTCGATGTCAACTTCATCCCGACCAACGCCACGCAGAGCCAGTCGACGGGGTTGCTGAAGGACCTGAAGAACCGCACGAAGCGCAACTGGCAATTGGTGTTCCCGGATGGCAGCAGCACCACGTGGGCGTTCGCCGCCTATGTGACCGGGTTCCAGATCTCGGCGCCGCCGGACGACCTGCTCGGCGCGAGTGTGACGTTGCGCCTGACTGGGCAGCCGACGTTGGCCGGATAGGCCCACGAATCGGGCAACGAATAAACGAATCATCGGGAGGATCATGGCTTTTCTGACAAAGACACAAATCCTGGAGGTCGATGACCGCCAGACGGAAGTCGTCGCCGTGCCGGAGTGGGGCGGCGACGTGATGGTGCACGGGCTGACCGGCGCGGAGCGCGACCAGTTCGAGGCATCGGTTATCAGCCGGAAGGGGCGCGACACGAACGTGAACATGGTCAACTTTCGGGCCAAGCTGATCGCCCTGTCGGTGGTCGATGCTGAGACCGGCGTACGGCTGTTCGATGACTCGGACGTCGGCCCGCTGGGGCGCAAGTCGGCAGCGGCATTACAGCGCGTGTTCGACGCGGCGCAAAAACTCTCTGGCTTGAGCCGGGAGGACGTAGACGAACTCACAAAAAACTCAGAGAGCGAGCCGAACGGCGATTCTGGTTCCGGCTCGCTCTGAGCATGGGGCGCACGGTCGCCGAGTTGCAGGCGGCCATGAGCAGCCGGGAGTTCACCGAGTGGCAAGCGTACTTCGCGCTGGAGCCGTTCGGCGAAGAGCGGGCCGACATCCGGGCGGCGCTGGTGGCCAGCGTGATCGCCAACGTGAACCGCAACCCGAAGAAGCGGTCGAGCCCGTTCGCTGTGAAGGACTTCATGCTGAGGTTTGGCGAAGCGGCCGGGTCACGTGAGCAGAGCGTAGAGCAGCAACTGAGCCTGGTCGAGATGCTGAACGCGGCGTTCGGCGGAGTGGATAAGAGAAAACACTGATGGGCACACTCGCGACACTGGTGGTCAAGCTGGTTGGTGATGTCGGCAACTTCATCACCAACATGGACAAGGCCGGCACCTCGGCGAACAAAACTGCCGGCGCGATCGTCGACGCTATCCAGGGCGGGGCGAAGGTGATCGGCGGCGCGTTCGACGTGATCACCGGCGACTACTCCAAGATGGGCGACATGCTGGGCATGATCCCAGGACCTATCGGCCAGATCGGCAAGATGGCCGGCGACGCGCTGGGCTCGATCATCGAGGATACCGTCGAGGCGGCCGAGGGGTTTCGCAAACTGTCGGCGGCCACAGGCTCGTCGGTCGAGTTCCTGAGCGGCTTCACCGAGGTGGCCGATGACATGCGGGTCGACAGCGAGACAGTCGCGGCGGGGTTGGAGAAGTTCGCGCGCGGCCTGGGCGGGATTGTCGAGGCCGGCGAGGGCGTGAGCGAATCGACCAAGGGGATCGCCGGGGCGCTCAACAAGATGGACATCGCGCTGTACGACTCGACCGGCAGTATGCGCGACATGGAGCAGCTTATTCCGCAGGTGGCCGATGCGTTCATGCGGATGCCCGACGGCCCGAACAAGACGGCTATCGCGGTGCAACTGTTCGGCAAGAAGGGCGCGGAGTTGATCCCGATCCTGAACCTGGGCAGCCAGGCTATGAAGGAAAACATGGCGGCGGCCAAGGCGATGGGGCTGGTCTACACCGATGAAACCGTCAAAGCGGTCGATAAACTGAAGGCGTCTCAGGACTCGATCGGCGATTCGTTCGAGGGGGTCAAGCGGTCGATAGGAATGGGAGTTCTGCCGGAGCTGGCCAGGCTGACCGGGCACCTGAACGAAAACCTGCAATCGACCACACAGAGCGGATTCGGATTCGAGACGTTGAAAAAGAATGTCGAGTCGTGGGTGGCCGTGCTGACCGGCGCATCAGCCGACACGTCGACGGCCAAAGACATCCAGATCACGTACCACAACGCGGTTGCAGACACGGTGCCGAATGTCGACCGATTGATCGAGGCGACGAAGGCGAATTCGGTGTCGTTCGTGGAGTACAGCGAAGAGGCGATGAACGCGGCGACACGCGACCGTGAGCTGGCGCAGATCGTGGAAGAAACACGGGCAGCGCACGATCGGCTGCGGGAGTCCGTGAATCTCGCCACGGCGGCCTACACGGCGAGCACGGACCCGCTGAATGCGTTGGAGGCGGCCCAGATCGCGTTCAAGATCGCGACGGGCCAGATGACAGCCGAGGACTTGCTGCAACAGCAGGCCAAAAAGGAGCTGATACAGGAGTACCAGAACGGCATCCTTACCCTGCCGCAACTCACAACCCAGATGATTCAGCTCACCAATGGCACGTTGGGCGCGAATGACGTGCTGGCGCGGGGCACGCCGACGGCGGCGGGATATAGAGGCGAAGTGACTCAGATCATAGGCGCGGCGAACGATGCAGCCACAGCGGCGCAGAACCTGGTCACACCGCTGAACAACACCAACACGGCCGCATCGAACGCAGCCGAGGCGGCGGCGCGGCTGAAGACCAAGCTGGGCGAGATCCCGTCGACTGTATCGACGACTTTGAGAATAGTTTTGCAGTCGGACATCCAATCGTCGGCGGATATCTGGGATGCGTTCTACCGCGCGGCCGGCGGCCCGGTCGAAGCCGGCCAGCCGTACATCGTGGGCGAGCGTGGGCCGGAAGTGTTCGTGCCGGATGTGTCGGGCGAGATCGTGCCCGACCTGGGCAGCATGAGCCACACGGCGCTACCCGACGACGGCGAAACGCGGCAGGTGACGATCACACAGCAGTTCTACGGCAAAGCAGACCCGGCCCAGGTGCGCGACGCGACGGCGGACGCGATTCGCAGCTCCGGACTGATGGTGGTGAACTAATGCGACTATCTGAGTTCGCCGGGGTGACGCTGCCGGACGCGCAGGCAGTGAGCGACCTGACGCGGGTGGCGGAGCGCGAAAAGCTGAAACCGGTCGGGCTGCCGATGGGCGAGTATGACCTGTACGGGTCGGAGTCGCCGATGGGGGCGCAGACCTATCGCGCTGATTTCGCTATGACGGCGGTGACGCAAGCGATGGTCGACGCGCTGATGGCCAAGGAAGGCACACGCGGGACGCTGAAGCAACTCATGCGCGACGCCTCGACCCGGCAGGTCGACGCGAAGTTGTTGAAGGTGGCCCAGGGCGTGACCGTGGCCGACAAACATGGCGGCATCGAGCGGCTGAGCTGCACGTTCGAGGCTGACCCAGGGTGGTACGCCTCGGCACTCACGACCGTCAATTTCACGACGACGGCGGCGGTTGAGCTGAGCGGAGCGAATGTGCACGCCGGAAACCTGCGGGCGGTGCGGTATCTGGTGCTGACGATCACGACGGCCCTGGCCGGTGTGACCAACATCACGGTGCTGAACACGGGCGGGCTCAACCCGACGCTGCAATACACACAGGCCACATCGGGCACGCTGGTGATCGACTGCGGCGCGCATACGGTCTATGAGGGATCGACGAACCGAATGGCGAAGATCAGCCGGCCCTATACGCAGGTGCCGTTGTTGTGGGTGGACCCTGGGGCCGCCTGGGTGACGTTCGACCGGTCGCTGTCGGGCAGCGTGGCGTTCAGGAGTGCGTGGAAATGAGTGGATCGGGCTTTTACATCGACGTTTACTCAGCGGCCGGGGTGAAGGAAAACGGCACGGCCATCGACGTGACGGGCGTCAAGCTGACCGAGAAGGTCAACAGGATGGGCGAGCTCGTGTTCACCGTGCCGGCGTTGGTGGCGAACGCGGCCGGGATGGTGTTCGGTAAACAGTACAAGGTCCACCACGCGACGCTCGGCCTGCTGGGCACGTTCTATCACCGGGTGGCCACGCAGAACGCGAGCCAACACACGACGACGATCACCTGTGACGACAGCACAAAAAAGCTGTGGGATCGCAGCGTGCATTTCAATCTTCGGTATGGCCAGGGCTGGTCGGGCAAGGGCGCTATTCAGGACGTGATCGCGAAGTTCAACGCGGCGACCGGCCTGGCCTGGTCGGTCGTGTTCGAGGTCGGGTTCCCCAACGACCCGGTGGCCATCCAGGGCCAGGGCGAGAGTTATCTGGCGTTCCTCGACCGGCTCCGGGCGCTGACGCGCGGGTTCTGGCGCCGCAAGAGCGACACGCAGATCGAGTTCGGACAGTTCAGGAACGTCGGCATGGTGCCCACGTACTACGACTCCGGCCCCTACGGCAACACCATTTACGACACGCGCCGGTACGACTCCACGCCGGGCGACTACGACCCGAGCGAGGTGGCCGCCACGGTGATCAACGTGCCGGTGCTGTCGAGCCAGACCGAGGCGCGGGCCGAATATGCGCTGGTAACGGAGCTGACCAAGATCGCCGACGGCGCGAACGTCATCAATCGCGTGATCCCGATCGGGGCCGGGCAGGACCAAACCCAGCTCACGCTGGAGCGGTCCACGATGACGTATCCGTACACCATCGCGACCGGCGCGAACCCGGACGGCTCGGCGTACTACTACCTGCGCGAGGTGGCCAGCGAGACGCTGTACGACGTGGTCGAGCGGACGCTACCCTTCGACATCAGCCCCGTCACAAACTCAGACGCTGACCTGGTGCAGGCGGCCAACGCGCTCTACATCAGCGGCGCGGCCTACCTGCGGAAGTTCGCCTATGCCGGTGAGGTGTACAGCCTGAGTTGCGTCGACCTGCCGGCGACGGCGCTGCCGGGCGACCTGATCGTGCTGGATTACCGGGGCGTGGTGACAATGCCGGGCGGCGCGCAGGCCGAGATGACCATCGCCAACCAGCCGTTCTTCATCGTCGAGCGGGTGACAGACTTCGGCGAGTCGGGCAAGCCGGTGTACAAGCTGAGGATCAGCACGAACGGCGAAGACTCGGCGGATGTGGACGCGATCCTGACGCAGATGGTCGCCGAGCTCGACCGGTTTAAGGTTCGTCCCGATCCCACGCAAACGTACTGGCCGGTGCCGTTCCCGATCCTGCCGATCGACACGGAGCGGCCGGCAAGGTATCCGTTCACGATCAAGCGCAACGTGCTCTACATCAACGAAGCGAAACTGAAGTTTCGGCTGATGCCGTTGCGCAGCTACATCACCGTCGTGGCGGCCAGCCAGGATGACACCAGCGGGCCGAGTACTCGTGAAACAGCCGAGGATGGCGGGCAGGTAGGGAGTGGACCGAGCAGCAAGGTGACAGCCGAGGATGGCGGGCAGGTAGGGAGTGGACCGAGCAGCACGGCCACGAGCGGCGGCGGCGGGGGTGGGTCTCCATCGAGCGGTCAGCAAAGTTCAACGCACACGCATTATTACTTTGGCGACGCCGAGAGCACGACGCACTATCACACGATCACAGTGGGCGACCACGTCCACGGGATGGACCACAACCACCTTGGCGGCAAGCACGGCCACGGGATGGATCACACGCACGTTGGCGGCAAGCATGGTCATAAGATGGACCATCACCACGTCGTTAAGGCGCACACGCACCCATCCTCGTTCGGGGTGTACGACGACCCGCTGACGCCGCAATCGGTGACGATCTGGCTCGACGGCTACCAGCTCATCAACCTGCGCAACGACGAAACCGGCGAGTTGTTGGGCAACAGCGTGAGCGGCGAGGGTTTGTACGAGGTCGACCTGCTGTACCACGCGACGGCACAGCCGCACGGCCTGAGCCAGAAGCGCAACGTGGCGGGCAATCATCGCATCGAGGTTAGGTGCGGGGCCGATCAGGGCCAGGTGTACGCCTGGATTGACGGCCGCGTGACCATTCAGCCGATTTCGGTATAGGAGAAACATGCCTACCAACTGGCCAGCCGGCTATGACACCTTCACGGCCAAAACGCCGAGCATAAGCATTGTGACATCGAGCGACGGGAATAACTGGCAGGATGCCCTGGCAGCCATGCAGCAATCGTTGGGCGCGGCGCATGCGACGATCAGCGACACCAGCACGCCGCCGGCCGCGCCGGCCAACCAGGCCGAGTTCAACGACATGGTGGCGTACCAGTTGCGCCGGCTGATCGACGGCGCCGACTGGAAGGCCGCGCCGAGCGCTGCCGTCACGCAGCTCGTGAACCGGCCCTACATTACCAACGGCGCTGACGCGGTACTGACGGGCGAGACGGCGATCGGGACAGCCATCAACGCCGGCCCGTTGGGGTCGAGGCCGGCGGCAGCGTCGGGCAACACGGGCTGGGTGTACGCCGTTACATCGGGTGGCGATGCGACCTCGCCAAACGGGAGCTGGGCCCGGTCGAATGGTTCGTCCTGGGTGACGTTCGGCTTCATGGTCTACGGCACGCTGGCCGATGGCGACCTGGTGTTCTGGGATGACACGAACAAGCGGTTCACAAAGCTTGGCGTGGGCTCGGCTGGGCAGGTGGTGGGGTCTGTGGCGGGCCGGCCGGCCTATTTCACGCCGAGCGGGGTGATGGTCGCGTCGCCATCGGTGTTCGATCCGGTGTCGAAGACCTGGATGTCCTACAGCACGATTCAAGGCGCAGTCGACAACGCGACGACTGGGCAGGTTGTATGGGGACCAGACGCGGTATACGGCGAGTCAGTCACGCTGAAGGATGGCGTGCTGGTCTACATGCCGGGAAGTACGATCCATTTGACCGCGACAACGCCAACTGTGACGGGCGCGGACGGCGGTGCGTTGATCGTGGACACGATCCGCAATACAAAGCCGAATGGCCGGTGCGTCGAACATGCATCCGGCACGGCTCGCATTGTGGCACGGCAGGTGCTGTGTGCGCCGACAGCCGGGCATTCGGACGCTATCGCCGTCGACATGGGCGCCGGCACGCTGTACCTGACGAGTGATCGCATCTCGGCAATTACGACTGAGGTGATCAGCCAGGCGGTAGCCGTCAGACTGCAATCATCGTCGGCGGTGTTGCATCTGACAGCACGCGAAGTGTCTGCGGTGAGCAGCGGCACCCTCTTGAGTGACGCATGGGGGTTGTACACGCAATACCCGGGCGGGACGATCCACGCTCGGTGCGGGTCGATCTCGGCGAGCGGATCATCAGGCGGGATGAACGCGGCGGTGCGAGCGCATCTGTACGGCACGATCAATCTGTACGGCGGCGTGCTGGCTGGAGCAGACTATGACATCCACAACAACGGGGCCACGATCAACGTGCATGGCTGCCAGTACAACCCGGCCAAAGTGGCGGGCGAGATCACGTATCTGACCGGCGACCGGATGCGGCCCGCGCAAGTCGCGCTGTTCGCTGGCTCGTTTGCTTAAGGAGAACGAAACAACATGGCACCACAAGCTACCTGTGAACTGATGAAACTATCCGGCTCCACGGACGGGCGGATGATCAAGGTCGTAGCCACGGCCACGGCAGGCACCACGATCCACACCGCCGGCGCTGG